AAGTTGTGCCGGTTTCTCGTTGATCTCCGCAAGCCGTCAAGATACGACAGAAACCTTGCGTCAAATTAAAGTACATAACGATACATATCGAACCATTTGTCAGCGAGGTGAAAATGGAAGTGCACATTAATGGGATGATGGTGTTTAACGCGCTGGTGTCCATTGCGGTGTTTTTTATAGGGCTTTGGTTTAAGCGCTTAGACAGTGAATTTAAACAGCTGCATGACGAGGTCGACCAAGTGAAACGGGATTATCTCTCGAAAGAAGTGGCGAACATCGTGAATAAAAACGTGATGGAAAAACTGGATGCCATCACCAAGCAACTAAACTCTATTACTGAAAAACTCGACAGAAAGGCGGATAAATAATGTCGGCAAGAGAACAAAAGCGGTTGGAACAGAAGGCCGAACAAGCCAAAACCAACCAAAAGTTAGACCAAATTTTAGATTTAACCCGTGAAGTCAGCCGCAAAATCGACAAATTGGACGACCGCGTGGACGATATTGACGCCCGTTTGAAAATGTTGGAAACCCGCATGGATAAATTAGGCATTAAATCCGTGATGGCGGGCGGTTTAGGTGGTTTAGTGGTGTCGGTTGGCTTTGAGCTCATCAAAGCAAAATTTGGGGGCTAATAATGGCACACGATGAAAAAACCAAGGCTTATGTGCGTCGCTATTATGTGTTTGATTGCTTGACGCTAGAACAGGCTGCAGAAAAAGCCAAAGTATCCTACAACACCGCACGCCGTTGGAAGAAAGAGGCAGAAGCACGTGGTGACAACTGGGACACGGTGCGTGACGCCAATACGATGGCAAGCGGCAAAATAGAAGACGTGGCGCGCGGTATGCTCACCACTTTTGTGATCTACTTTGAAAAGACCATGGAAGAGCTACGTCATGCGGAAGATTTGCCTGTAAGCGATAAAGCTAAACTGATCCAAGGTTTGGGTGACAGCTACTCGAAAATGGTGGCGAGCAGTAAGCGGTTATTACCTGAAGTGTCGGAAATGGCGACCGCAGTTAAAACAATGATGATGTTTGGCGATTATGTACAAACCAAAACAACCGACAAGCAGGTGCTTGATGTCATTATTGACGCATTAAACGAGTTCGGTGCAATCCTAAAAAAGGAATATAAAGAATGAGACTGTTAATTCACTATTTGCCCTGCATTGTTTCCATTATTTGTGCCTACTTGTTATTAAAACATGGTGTGAGTGGCTGGGGGTGGTTCCTTTTTATCGGTTTATTAATCACGCCATGTAAGAGTAAATAAAATGAGAAATAAAGAGCTTTTAGCCGAATTACAAGCCTATGCGGCGAGTTTGCGTCAAAAAGTAGAGGCGACCTTTGACGGGTGGGATGATGGTCTTGAAGCAGTAGCAGAACGGCGCAAGAAAGTTTTTGACCCGGTGCATGGGTATGACTATTTCGTGTCGCACTATTTCCCGCATTATGTGCGGTCAACATCACGTTCGGACTTGCACAATTATTTGTTTGCCGAACTCCCTGCCGTATTACAAGCGCCTAAACCTATCAATATGGCAACTGCCGCGCCCCGTGGTGAAGCGAAATCCACGTTGGTGTCGCAGTTGTTTACGCTTTATTGCTTGGTGACACAGCAAAAACGTTATGCCCTGATCGTGATGGACAGTATCGACCAAGCCTACCCGATGTTGGAAGCCATCAAAGTGGAATTGGAATTTAACCAACGTTTACGCATTGATTTTCCAGAAGTGGCAGGACAAGGGCGCGTATGGCAAGCGGCAACCATTATCACAAAAGCCAATCAGAAAGTGCAGGTGGCGGGTTCGGGCAAGAAATTGCGTGGTTTGCGCCACGGGGCTTATCGTCCTGATCTTGTTGTGTTGGACGATATAGAGAATGACGAACAAGCCCGCAGCGCAGAACAGCGCGATAAGTTGCATGACTGGTTGAAAAAGACCGTACTTCCATTGGGCGCGGCAGGCGATAAATTGGACGTGGTGTATATCGGAACTATCCTGCATTACGACAGCGTACTTAACCGCACTTTGAGCTCTAAAGCATGGAAAACCGCAAAATTTAAAGCCTTGAAGAAAATGCCCGATGACATGGTGTTGTGGGATAAATGGGAAGATTTTTTCTTAAATGAAGGTGAAGCAGTTGCGGATGCCTTTTATTACGCCAATCAAGCGGCAATGGATAAAGGCTCAGAAGTGAGCTGGGCAGCACGTCCGTTACTTACGCTCATGAAAATCCGTGCTCGTGATGGTCATGCTACATTTGACTCCGAATATCAAAATGACCCGTTAAGCAGTGATGATGCGATGTTTGCTAATGCGCTGACTTATTGGACTGAATTGCCAGGTGAATTGGTTTATTTCGGCGCGCTAGACCCCTCTTTAGGTAAAGCGGGTGCAAGTCGTGACCCATCAGCCATCTTGGTTGGGGGCTATCATCGTGAGACGGGTAAACTTTATGTCATTGAAGCACAGATTAAAAAGCGCCTACCTGATCTCATCATTGAAGATGTGATTCGTATGCAGAAACAATACCAGTGTCAGCGTTGGTTTGTTGAAACCGTACAATTCCAAGAATTCTTAAAAGACGAGTTAGTGAAACGTTCGGCACAACGAGGCATTCCCGTACCGGCAACTGCAACTAAACCCAATACAGACAAAATGCTTCGTATTGAAAGTTTACAGCCACACATGGCGAATGGGTTAATTTTATTACATAGCTCACAAGCTACGCTGATTTCTCAGTTACGCCATTTCCCAAAAGCCGACCATGATGATGGCCCAGACGCACTGGAGATGCTCTGGCGTAATGCAGTAAGTAGTTCTGCGGCGATTGAATGGATAAGTATTAGTGAGTTAGATGATAGCGAGTGGGATGAAGATGAATCGGATCTTTATTCTGTGTGGAAACAATAAGGTGAATTTATGGGATTGTTAGACAAATTTAAAAACCTTTTAAAAGGCAATGAGACAGAGCCTACGCAAACTGATGATGCGGAAGTTACCGCTACAGGACGAGTGTTAGACGATCATCCTTCAGCCAAAATCACACCATCAAAATTGAAACAAATTTTAGATGATGCAGAAAATGGTGATATTCAGGCTCAGCATCAGCTTTTTATGGATATTGAAGAGCAAGACAGTAGCATTGCGGCAAACATAATGACACGTAAGCGTTCAGTGCTTACGCTTGATTGGCGTATTGTCGAACCACGTAATGCAACACCTGCAGAAGAAAAATTACAAGCAGAAATTGACGAGCTATTTTACCAGTATCCTAACCTTGAAGATTTATTTATGGATCTCATGGATGCGGTCGGGCATGGTTTTTCTGCGCTCGAAATCCAATGGGCACAAGTGAATGGGAAATGGATACCAAAAGGCTTTAAACCTTGCCCTCAGTCTTGGTTTAAATTAGATAAGCACGATAATTTGTTATTACGTACACCAACTAATCCAATGGGCGAACCTTTACGACCATTCGGCTGGGTGGTACATCGCCATAAATCACGTTCTACACAACTTGCACGAGATGGGTTGTACCGCACATTGGCATGGCTTTATATGTATAAGCATTATTCGGTGCGTGACTTTGCCGAGTTTTTGGAACTCTATGGTATGCCTATTCGTATTGGTAAATACGGTGCAGGCGCGACAACAAGTGAAAAGCGCACACTGTTACGTGCACTTGCAGATATTGGTCACAATGCCGCAGGCATTATGCCTGAATCCATGCAGATTGAACTTCACAATGTAGCAAGTGCTGGAGCTGCATCAGGTAACAATCCATTCTTACAGATGGTAGATTGGTGCGAAAAATCTATTGCGCGTTTGATTTTGGGGCAAACTTTAACGTCTGGGGCTGATGGTAAAAGCTCCACCAATGCGTTAGGTAATGTGCATAATGAAGTGCGTCGTGATTTGATGATTAGTGATGCAAAACAGATTGCACAAACTATCACTCAACAAATCATTTTGCCGTATTTGCAGATTAATATTGATCCGAATATTGCCCCTTATCGTGTCCCTTATTTTGAGTTTGATACGAAAGAATATGAAGATTTATCCGTATTTGCGGATGCAATCCCTAAACTTACCGGCATTGGCGTTCAAATTTCAGAGAGTTGGGTGCGTGATAAATTAGGTATTCCTGAGCCACAAGAAGGAGAACTGATTTTAAGCACACCACAAGGCGAGAAAACGGACGAGAAAACTACCGCGCTTTCTGCAGTGTTTAACCACGGTAAAGGCTGTACTTGCGGTTGTTGTTCTGCTGCGTTGTCGGCTAAAAATGGTAAAAAGGACGAACAAGATGAATTGGGAGGTTTGATTGATGATGCAATGGTTAATGCAGATTTTAATCAACAGCTTGATCCTATGATGAAACAAATTGTAGGCGTGGTTATGGCAAGTGAAAGCTATGACGATGCACAGGAAAAACTAATCGCACTTTATCCTGATTTAACCAGTGAAAGCCATCAGGCCTATTTGGCAAGTGCGGTATTTTTAGCTGATTTATTAGGAGCTGCCAATGCCGAGCGCACCTAAGTTTGCCATTGGCGTAGAACCCAAACAAGCCATTGAGTTTTTACGCCAAAAGAAAATGCTTTCCAGCAAGGTATTAGTAAAAGAAATATACGATAGCGCATTGGCACGTGCCACGACGATTGCGCGCCTAACTAGTCTTGATATGACAAAGGATATTTACCAATCTTTAGA